ACTTCTCAAAGCAGAAGAAAACCCGTACATGATGAAGGATCGCCCTGTTTTAAGTTATCAGGATGACACAGTACCTAATCGCTTACTTGGCAGAGGCACAGTAGAAAAAGCATTTAATATGCAAAAGGCTATTGATGCTCAGACCCGCTCACACTTAGATTCCTTGGCGTTAACGACCAGCCCCATGATTGCGATGGATGCGACCCGTTTGCCACGGGGGATGAAGTTTGAAGTGAAGCCAGGCAAAGCGATCCTCACCAATGGCGCACCTTCAGAGATTCTCTACCCCTTCAAGTTTGGTCAAAGCGATCCCAACAACTTGGCTACTGCCAAAGACTTTGAGCGTATGTTGTTGCAAGCAACTGGAACATTGGATTCCCAAGGCATGATTAGCAATGTTGCTAGAGATGGTGGTCAAGGCGGTATGTCGATGGCTGTTGCTTCTATCATCAAGAAGTACAAGCGCACTTTGGTGAACTTCCAAGAGGATTTCTTAATCCCGTTTATCCAAAAAGCGGCTTTCCGCTATATGCAGTTCGACCCAGAGCGTTACCCTTCAGTCGATATGAACTTCATTCCAACTGCAACCCTTGGAATTATTGCTAGAGAGTACGAGCAACAGCAGTTTATTGGGCTTTTGCAGACGCTTGGCCCGAACACACCTGTGTTGCCAATCATCTTGAAAGGCATTTTGACCAATTCAAGCCTGTCTAACAGGTATGAGTTGATACAGATGTTGGACAAGATGAGTCAACCTGACCCACAAGCGCAAGAAATGCAACAAGTGCAACAGCAATTGGCTCTGCAAGCGGCTCAAGCGCAGATTGCGGTGCAAACTACTCAGGCAGAACAGAATCGGGCAGAGGCAACCAAGTTGTCTGTTGAGGCTCAGTTGATGCCGCAAGAGGTGCAAGCCAAAATGAGTGCATCTTTGACCAAGAATTTGCCAAGTGAGGCAGATGCTAACCAAAGAGAGTTTGATAAAAGGGTTAAGATTGCTGAGTTGATGCTCAAAGAGGCTGATATTAAGAACAAGTCCAAGATTGTTGAGTTGCAGATGGCTGATAAACAGAACAAAGTGCAAGGAATGGAGCAAGATTTTCTTGACCAACTCACTAAAGAATTGAGTTCTTCTAGAACTGGAACTTAACAATGGATATTGAAAGTTTAGCCAAAGAACTAATCCTTAAAAACATGACCCCAGAACAGCAAGACGCTGTTTTGGAGTCTGTTAAGGCTTCTGTTGCACAAGCAAAGGAAGTACAAAAACAACGTATTGGCGAGAATGTCGGTATTGTTGTTCAAGCCCTCAAGAAAATTGAAGCCGACATCCAATCTCGTTATGACTTAGTGGGAAACACACTAGAGAAGCGAGTTGCCTCCATTAAAGACGGAAAAGACGGAAAAGATGGAAGGGATGGCAAGAATGGAAAAGATGGACGTGATGGAAAGCAAGGCGTTCAAGGAGTTAAAGGCGAAAATGGTCGAGATGGGCGTGATGGAGTGGACGGGGTTGATGGTATTGGTGTCTCCTTTGCTCGTATCGATTTTGATGGTAGCCTTGTCATTGGCTTGTCTAGTGGTGTTGAACTCAATGTTGGTGAAGTTGTTGCTCCTGATCTTGCGGAACGTATCAAAGTCATTACTAATGGTGGCGGCACTTCTCAGTCTGTCCTTGATACTCTAGCCTCCCTACAAACACAGATAACAAACCTGATTCCTAGTCAAACAGGAAACTCAGGAAAATACTTAACCACCAATGGAACGGCTCTTTCTTGGGCATCTGTTGCTGGTGGACTGAGTTACCAAGGAACATGGAACGCATCTACTAACACTCCTACATTGACTTCTAGTGTTGGCGTCAATGGTTACTATTACATTGTTTCTACTGCTGGCTCTACTAACTTAAACGGCATTACCGATTGGCAAATTGGCGATTGGTTGCTATTTAATGGTTCAGTTTGGCAAAAGATTGATCAAAGCAACCTAGTTACTTCTGTTAACGGACAAACTGGTGCTGTATCGGTTGGAACTGTAACAAGTGTGGCGGCTACGGCTGGAACAGGAATAACTGTTACTGGTAGCCCAATCACAGCAAGTGGCACTCTGACCATTACAAACTCTGCTCCTGATCAGACTGTTTCGCTGACTGCAAGTACGGGCATCTCAACAAGTGGCACATACCCCAACTTCACGATTACCAATAGCGCGCCAGATCAGACTGTGAGCCTGACTGCTAGTACTGGTATCAGCACATCAGGAACTTATCCTAATTTCACTATCACTAATTCTGCGCCTGACCAAACAGTTGCGTTGACCCAAGGCGGTACAACAACAATAACTGGCACATACCCAAATTTCACCATTTCTTCTGCTGACCAGTTTCAAGGAACAGTTACTTCTGTAACAGGAACTTCTCCAGTAGTCTCAAGTGGTGGTGCTACCCCTGCTATTTCATTAGCAACTGCCTATGGCGATACGCTAAATCCTTATGCTTCCAAGACTTCCAACTTTGTCTTAGCCACACCTAATGGAAGCGCAGGAGTACCGACATTCAGGGCAGTTGTTGCCGCTGACATTCCTACGCTGAATCAGAACACTACGGGAACTGCGTCAAACATTACTGCGTCTAGCAACAGCACATTGACAACATTAAGTGCTTTAAGTCTCCCAGGCTCTCAAGTTTCAGGAAACATATCAGGCAATGCGGCTAATGTGACGGGAACTGTGGCTGTTGCTAATGGCGGTACAGGACAGACTACGGCTGATGCCGCTTTTAATGCTCTAGCCCCTAGTCAGACAAGTAACTCAGGCAAGTATCTAACCACAGATGGAACGAACACATCTTGGGCAAGTGTAAGTTCTGGCTCTGGAACTGTTACATCTGTTGCGGCAACTGTTCCATCATTTTTATCAATTAGCGGAAGCCCAATTACTACCTCTGGTACTTTGGCAATTTCTTATTCTGGGACTGCATTACCAGTTACTAATGGTGGTACAGGTCAAACAACTGCAAGTGCCGCATTTAATGCCCTATCACCGATTACATTAACTGGTGACTTAATCATTGGTAATGGAACAAATAGCGCAACAAGATTGGGAATTGGTACAAATGGTTATGTTTTAACCTCCAATGGAACGACTGCTACATGGTCTGCTTCTAGTGGTGGCGGAGGAAATCCAAGTGTTACTACAAAAATAACAACTTATACAATAACAACCTCTGACAGTACAGTTTTATGTGATGCAACTTCTGCGGCATTTAATGTGACTTTGCCAACAGCAGTTAGCGTAAGTGGTAAAACTTATGTTGTTAAGAAAATTGATTCTTCTGCAAATGCAATAACGATTGCGACTACATCATCACAAACTATTGACACTATTGCCACTCAAACATTGGGAATACAAAACGCATGGTTAGTAATGCAGTCTGATGGTTCTAATTGGCAAATAATAGGTTGATAAATGACTATAAACATTAACAATTCAGAAGACCAATTAAATGCAACTGGGGGAAACTTAAAAGTTGCTGGTACAGGTTCGCTTGGACTACCTTCTGGCACAACAGCACAAAGACCAGTCAGCCCCGCAAATGGATATACAAGATTTAACACCACATTAAATGCTGTTGAATGTTATTCTGGAGTAAGTTCAAAGTGGGAAATTATTGTTTACTTTACTGTTTCAAATGCTCCTACGATTGGAACAGCAACTGTAACTAGTTCAACAACAGCGACAGTAACTTATACTGCACCAACAGATACTGGCTCTGGAACATCAACTCAAACAATAACATCTTATACAGCCGTTGCTAGTCCTGGCGGTGCTACGGGTACTGTTTCCCAATCAGGCTCTGGCACTATTACAGTTACAGGATTGACGAGTGGAACGGCTTATACATTTACTGTTTATGCAACTAATGCCGCTGGTAGTAGTGCATCTTCTAGTGCTAGTAATTCAATAACTACATGGTCAGTTCCAAGCGCACCGACAATAGGCACGGCAACAGCAACGGGGTTTTCAACTGCTACTATTTCCTATACTGCGCCAGTAAATAATGGTGGGCAAACGATAACATCTTATACGGCTGTTTCTAGTCCTAGTGGAATTACAGGCACTTTATCTCAAGCGGGTTCTGGAACTATTACAGTTAGCGGATTAACTGGATCAACTTCTTACACATTTACAGTTTATGCAACTAATTCAGTAGGAAATAGTGCATCTAGTTCCGCTTCAAACAGCATTACAACACCTGCTCAAAATACTCCAACTGTTGACTATCTTGTCGTTGCTGGTGGCGGTGGCGGTGGATGGGACAGGGGTGCGGGTGGTGGTGCTGGAGGTTTTAGAACTGCTACTGGATTTTCTGTTACAGGCGGTTCTTCAATCACTGTTACTGTTGGCGCTGGGGGTAGTGGTGGCACAGGTAGTGGTACTTCAAACCCAGGTTTAGTTGGTAATAATTCTGTATTTGGAACTATTACGTCAAATGGTGGCGGAGGCGGTTCTAATGCAGAAGGCCCAGCGGCTGGAAGCGGAGGCTCTGGCGGCGGGGCGGCTGGATCTCCTTGTCCAAGTACAGGTGGTTCTGGTACAAGTGGGCAAGGAAATAAGGGGGGCGATAGTGGTGCAGGTGCTTCAAATTATGGAGCGGCAGGAGGTGGCGGTGCTGGCGCTGTTGGGTCTAACGGGACAGGTAGTGCTGGCGGCAACGGGGGTAGTGGAACAGCATCTTCTTATAGTGGTTCTAGTGTTACTTATGCTGGTGGTGGTGGCGGAGGCACATATTCTGGTGGAACAGTAGGCAGTGGAGGTTCTGGTGGCGGTGGAAATGCTGGAGCATCTGGTGGTGGAAATGGCACTTCTGGTACAGCAAATACTGGTGGCGGTGGCGGTGGCGGTAGCACAAACACTTCTGCTAGTGTTAGAGGTACGGGTGGTAATGGAGGTTCTGGTGTGGTCATTATTCGATACGCAGATACATATCCAAATGCCGCATCTACAACAGGTTCTCCAACTTTTACAAATACAGGTGGATATAAGATTTATAAATGGACTTCATCGGGTTCAATTACTTTTTAAGGACAACAAATGGGGCATTTTGCAAAAGTGAACAATGGAGTCGTTGAAAAAGTTATTGTGGCTGAACCTGAGTTCTTTGACACATTTGTGGACACAAGTCCAGGTACATGGATACAAACTTCATATAACACGTATGGAGGACAACATCGTTTAGGTGAAACGCCATTGCGTAAAAACTACGCTGGTATAGGTTATACATACGACCGCATAAAAGACGCATTTATTCCTCCTAAACCATATCCAAGTTGGACATTAAATGATGAAACTTGTTTATGGGATGCGCCTATGTTATATCCAACAGACGGAAAAATTTATAACTGGAATGAGTCTACGTTGGCATGGGTTGAGGTAACTGCATGACCCCAGAACTACAAAAGTACTACGAAAATCGGTTCTCTACGATGGGAACTGATGGGTGGCTTGATTTAATGGAAGATATTGACAACATGATTGCTTCATTGAACAATATCAGTACAATCCCTGACGAAGCGACTTTGCACTTTAAAAAGGGCGAGTTGTCAATTCTGACATGGCTGAGAACCTTGAAAGAGGTCAGCGAAAGAGCATACGAGGAATTGGATGAGAAGAATATTTGAATTTGCCTGTGAAAACGGGCATAAAACCGAAAGATTCTGTGATTATGAGACACAGAGTTTTAGGTGTGAGTGCGGAGATACAGCCAACCGCATATTAAGTGCGCCAGCCTTTAGGTTGGAGGGGTGGTCTGGTTCTTTCCCGTCAGCGCATGGGAAGTTCGAGAAAAGCCATCTTGACAAGTTGAAGTCTGAACGTAAGCAAAACTCGTAACAAGAGCGAGTTAAATGTCCTGAGAACGATCAAAACGCAGGAAAAAGGAAAAATATGTTGATTGACAAAGAAGATGAGACGCTAAGTGAGTTAGACGCAGTTGAGGAACAAAAACAACTCCCTGAAACAGAGCCACTCGCCCAAATACCCGACAAATATCGGGAAAAGTCTTTGGAAGATGTGGTCAAAATGCACCTTGAGGCTGAAAAGTTAATCGAGAGGCAAGGTAAGGAAGTCGGTGAGATTCGTAAACTGGCAGATGAACTTATAAAGCAAAACCTTAGTTCTAACAAACAACCTATTGAGAAAGATGAGCCTGAAGTAGATTTTTTTGAGAATCCTAAAGAGGCAATTCGTAAGACAGTAGACCAACATCCCGATGTAGTTGCGGGTCGCCAAGCGGCAAACGACTTCAAGAGGATGCAGATACAGCAGAAGTTAACGCAAGAACATCCTGACTATGTGCAGATTGTTCAAGACCAAGACTTTGTGAATTGGGTGAAATCCTCACCTGTTCGCCTAGACTTGTTTGCGAAGGCAGATGGTGCATTTGACTACGATAGTGCTAACGAGTTGTTGTCAACATTTAAGCAGTTGAGGGGCGTGAAGGTTAAGCAAGCGAGTGAGTCTGGAGAGACAACCCGTAAGAATAACTTGAAAGCGGCAACTGTGGATGTAGGCGGTTCTGGGGAGAGTTCAAAGAGAGTTTATCGAAGGGCTGACCTTATTCGGCTGAAGATGACAGACCCGAACAGATACGATGCTTTGAGTGAGGAAATCATGCAAGCATACGCAGATGGACGGGTTAAGTAATTAACCTATCGTTTTTTGGAGATTTAACATGGCAACAGCATTTAGCCCGACCAATTCGGTCACAACCACAACCGCAAATACGTTCATTCCTGAAATTTGGAGTGATGAGATTATTGCCGCCTACAAAAAGAACCTCGTTGTCGCTAATGCGGTAATGAAGATGAACTTCAAGGGTAAGAAGGGTGATGTGGTTCATATCCCTGCACCTACCCGTGGTTCAGCATCACTAAAAGCCGCTGAGACAGCAGTCACTTTGATTGCCGCCACAGAGACTGAAGTGCAAGTGTCTATCAACAAACACTATGAATATAGCCGTTTGATCGAAGACATCGTAGAAGCCCAAGCCTTAAACAGCCTACGTAACTTCTACACAGCAGACGCTGGCTATGCCTTGGCTAAGCAAGTCGATACTGATTTGATCCAATTAGGTCGTGCTTTCAATGGCGCAACTGTGGGAACAAATGACTATGCGACAAGCAATACAACTACTAAGGCTTTCATTGGTGGTGATGGCACTACTGCTTATAACAGCACAACTAGCAATGCTTCTGCATTGACAGATGCCGCTATCCGCAGAACCATTCAACGCCTTGATGACAATGACACTCCTATGGATGGTCGCTTCTTCATCATCCCACCCTCAAGCCGTAACACGCTTATGGGCTTGGCTCGTTATACAGAGCAAGCATTTGTGGGTAATGGAGATGCAATCCGCAATGGTGAAATTGGTCAACTCTATGGTATCCCTGTGTTTACCACTTCAAATGCTGATACTGGTGCTGGCAACTCCACCACAGACCGCATTTGCTTGATGGGTCATCGTGATGCTATGGTTTTGGTTGAGCAAATTGCTGTTCGTTCACAAGTGCAATACAAGCAAGAATACCTTGCTACATTGTTCACTTCTGACACTCTGTATGGAGTGAAAGCAGTTCGCACAGCCGCTACTACTGGTGCGGCTTTGTCCTCATCTGCGTTTGCTTTGGCAGTA